ACCTGCTCCATCTCTTCTGATACCCTATCAATTACCGTTTGGTCTTTGCATATCTCAACTACTTCACCTCTCTCTATTCTCTTAGCCATACGTATTGAGCACTGACTTTTAAGGTTGTCGTAGTTCTCTTTTAGCTTAGCCTTAGAGTTGTTAATGAATCCTTGGCAGTTAAGTATATCAACTACACCACCGCCAACACCGTCCTCATCCGCTACTGTATTAGAGTTTTTTATTTTGTATTCTGTCTGCAATTCCTTGGCTCTATCCGCCACCTCTGTTACTAGGCTCTTGGCTAACTCTTCTCGGTGAATACATACGAACCCATCCCAAACCCTAAACACTGTCTTATCTTTTCCTTTACGGGCTACATCAATAGTTAAATACATCTTACCGTTACGCTCTACGTGTTTACCGTTCCAGTAATCCATGATAGCATTGAAACTTATGATAGTAGCCTTATCGTCATCAAACTCCCAATTACCATAGTATAACCTTTGTTTAGATGCTTCATCAAGCTCTCTAAGCGATTGTAAGTAGCTATCTGGTAGATGAGGGTTATCTGTCGGTAAAGCTTGTATAAAACGCCTGTAAGATGGTAATGATTCATTCTTGTCTGCTACGTAGAACTTTTTATAAACCCAATTCTTTGCAGGGTTACACGTTCCAAACATCATAGGCTCAATGTTAAACTCATCTAATCGGTATCTTATACGGGACTTAACTACCTGCCACGCCTTGTATACTATCTGGTTACACTCATCAATGAAGGCGCCGCTTATCTCTAATGAGCCGAGACTATCAAAGTTAGGGTCTGAAGGATATAAGAATAAGTCTTTTAATATGATTGAACTACCGTTATTCCAAAGGATTGTATTTGTTTGACCATTGTATACGTATTGGTCTGATATTCCTAATTCACTACACAAATCAAAGAAGGTGTTTAGAGTTGTTTCTTTTAGTGTCTTTAGCTTGGACCTACCCATAAGCCAGCGAGAGCCTTCAAAGCGTTGACATGATTCTATTAACCAAAGGCAACCGAGAGCAGACTTTCCTCCGCCAGCCGCACCACCGTATAAAAGCTCAGTAGTGTCAGAGTCTTTTAAATAGTATACTGCTTTATTTTGTTTGGTTAGGAGTTTCACCAATTAACTTCTTTGAACCAGTCTATTTTAATTCTTCTATAAACAATTTCTAGCAGTCTAATCACTATGCTGAACAAATTCATTACAGGTATAGCGGAGAAGAATATACAAATTACTCTATCAGCTAAAGTCCATTCTCCGGGGTATATTTTAATTGTTAATTTTCTATTTACAACGTAGCACGGGACTATTAAAAATATGTGTATAAGTAGATATATCATTCCTCCCCCGTTCCTAGATTAATTATAGTTTGAACTGTCTCACCGTTAGATGTAATATCTTTACTCTCTTTAGGTTTACCAGCGTAATAAGCAAAGAATAGCTGAACGAATTTATAGTCCCCTTTATCTATCCCATCCTTTAAGGCTTTATAAGCAGCTGGAGCCATTGGGCCTAATTTCTCTATTAGTTGAATCTCTTCCGCTTTAGACTTACGCCCTGCCGTCTTATGTCCTCCGTTGTTCTTTCGCTTGTCCTCCATAATTAAAAAAAATTATTATTAATTTACCTCAAAGTCTCTCCAGTTAAGGTTGTAGGCGTGTCATGACGCCTCGTTGTTCGGTTTCCCTACTCTCTGAGCATACGAAGGAAGGTGTTTAATCTAGAATCATGCACGTCTGCACCACCTCCTTTTCGCTTCTTTAATTTCTTCCTATTGTTTCGTAATAATTTAATCCTTCAACTGCTATATCATAGTAAGGGCTGTTAATCCTCCAAAATAATTCTAGCCAGTCGAATACATCCATCTTAAATAACGTTATAACCCCACATAAATAGCTTAATAGCTGCTTTTATTAAGAACCCTATAACAAATGGTAGTGCTACTATTATAGCTGACCCTATTGCTAACTGTTTCTTACTGAGTTTGTCTTCTTTCATACTGCTAAGATAGTAATTAATATTTAATCAAAGAAACATCTATTTGTTATAGTTCTGTATCTTTCCATTTAAAGTACTCGTCAAATAGATTCATATTCATTATAAATTTACTCAACCCTTCAATTCTTTTTTTATTTTCTATAAGTTTTTCGGCTTGGATATCTAAGCTGGTAGAAGCTTCATAATACTTGCCTAACCATTTGTATTTTTCCTCCTCTAACTCTTTGACTTTACTCTCTAAAAATTCTATCTTATTACTCATCTTTTATATTTTTTTGATAACTCTAAGCAAAGTCCATCCTATCGGACGTACATAACTTTGCTCAGTTGTT